CCCCACTTCGGTGGGGTTTTTTTCGTCATGGTGGTGTATACGATGGCAGTTTGCGCAAAGCACAATACACTTTTTTAGTTCTTCTTTTAGTTTAGTATGTTGCCCATTTGATAGGAAGCGGTGGATGTTTCCTTCTTTTTCTTCTGGATTTACGTGGTGAAAATCAAGAGCAGCTGGATGGTTAAAACCACATCTAGTGCAGGATAAAGTAGCCTTATATTGCGCCCACTCTTCCTTAAATTTTTTCTTTCTTTCCGCAGTGCGAGCCTTTATTTCAGCTTGGTTTTTTAAGTAGTGTTCACGGCTCCGTTGTTTGTGAAACTCTTTTTTTACGTTCTCGTCTTTGTACGGCATCTTGGTTTACCTTATATTTCCAATAGATTGCGTTACGATACGACCACTTGTTTGCGGGGGTATAGATTTTGAAACCCGCATTGATAAGCGAGTTTGATGACGCTGGATTGTTTGTTGTATCGGTAATGAGCCAATTCCATCCTAAACTCCTAGCCTGTTTGATTCGTGCAAGTATAAGACGTTTTTGTAAGCCGTGTCCAGTAAACCCATCCATCACACCAGCTCTACATAAGTAGCCGGTATCGGTCCATTTCGTCGAGCGCACCAGACCCGCAAAAGCGACAGGCTTCCCACATTCGGCATAAGCTATCCACCAATGGCCTCTCGTCGGTTCGTATGGTTGATCCGATGGAAGAATTTTTCTCTGGAGGAAAAGAAGGAGGCTTTGAATTGCTGGATCTCTTATGTCTACTTTTTTTACTGTGAATTTCATTTTTTATAGCCCCCCAAAATTATTTGTTGTTTTGTCTTATTTTACTTAAAAACTGTTGCACAAAAGTTAAAAACGTGTAAACTAGCACTAACTGGGTGATTGCTTATTCCGCCACTGCCCCAGCAGACGATGCAACGATTGGAATAGGCTCTTTTGCATAAGGAAACTTAACATGTCACGTTCTACATTTTCAGGCCCAATTCTATCGGGCGATCAACGTTTTGGCGCTTTGCGCGATGTCGGCTATACAGCTTTGGCACAATTCGCTTCTTTAACATTTACAAACACAACCGCTAATACTGCCGGTTATGCTGGTTCTTCTGGCCAATTCGTTGGTTCGAATGCTATCCCTAACAACAACGCTGTTGTTTACACACCTTCTTCTACTGTATACCCACCTGTAGCAGCTACTCCAACAGCTGATTCTGCTACTGAAGTTTATCGTGGTTTTGTAGCTTACCTGCCAATCAACAGCCGTATCGAAGACTTAATTGTTGATATCGGTGTTGTTCCTACGCAATCTGGCGCATCAAGCACATCGTTGTATATTTCCAACGGTTTTAATACCGGCACAACTCCACAGTACGGTTCTGTTGCGACTTTGGCTACTGGCCGTAACGCAATTACTTTGACTGCTGCCCAATTGGCTGCATGGCAAGCTACTACTGCTGACATTACAAACAGCCCAGAGCCAAGCTTGTTCTCACAAGTTGTGTTTACTTTTGCTATTAACGGTACAGGTATGTCTGGCGGTCCTACAGCTGGTCAAGCATATATCACTATTCGCTACACACAAGCTGACGGCAATATTGGTTCTACAACTGCTTACCCATATGGTAACTTTGACTAATTAATCCCGGGGGACTTCGGTCCCCTTTTTAAAATTTAGGAGATTAATTATGACAATGCAATATGACGTTCGTTCAGCACGACTAACAGAGTCTGGCTGGATTGTTTCTGGCCCTACCAGAATTAAGGGTATTTCTATACGTGCCGGTAATGGTTCTAGTACTAGCCGTGCAACTATTTTTGATACAGCAGTAGCCCCAGTTTCTGCTACTTATGCGCAATCGGGTACAACTGTAACAGTAACATCTACAGCGCACGGCCTTACAACTGGCCAATCAATAGCTATTGCGTACTACCCAAATGGTTCTCAATTTTCTGCTACTAATGGAAACTATGTAGTAACTGTAACTGGCGCTAATACTTTTACAATTACCGACCCTAACTCAAATTCAATTGGTTCTGGTACAACTTGCATTTATGCAGTTGGCGGTAACTACATGTTCTTTTACGCTATAACTTCTGGTGACACATACCAAAATTACCTTGAGATACCGGGTGAAGGAATCAGGGCATTTCAAAAAGTTTACGCATATTTTGATAACACTTTAGTTAGTTCGGTAACGGTGTTTTATGGCTAAGAAAAAAGGCCCCTCTCTAGCTGTCGGTAGAGGCGAGAAGCTTCCAGTCTCGAAGGGGGCTGGTCTTACTGCTAAAGGTCGTGCAAAGTACAATAGGGAAACGGGGTCTAATTTAAAGGCTCCGCAACCTCAAGGTGGTGCAAGGCAAAAGTCGTTCTGTGCAAGGATGTCTGGTATGCCCGGCCCGATGAAAGATGAAAACGGTAAGCCTACAAGGAAGGCTGCTAGTTTAAAACGGTGGAACTGCAAATGAGCGATATAGACCCCATTTCTACAGCCAGAGAACTAGCAACCCACGCTAACGATATCCAACATTTACAGCTTGATATGGATAAAATGGTTAAAGAAATGCAAGAGATCAAGGAAGCAATTCAGTCTATTGAAAAGACCTTGGCTCATGCGCATGGCGGCTGGAAAACTATGATGATGGTAGGCGGTGCCTTTGCTTTAATCGGCGCTATCTTGGCAAATTTGTTTCAAGGTTTTTGGAGTAGATAATGCCTAGTGTATCTAAAAAACAACACAACTTTATGGCTATGGTGGCTAATAACCCCAAGATGGCTAAGAAGGTAGGTATTAAACCTTCGGTTGGTAAAGACTTTTTAGAAGCAGATAAAGGCCGTAGATTTGGTGTAGGTGGTAGCCCAAGCATTACAATGGGTAGTGAAGAAATGGTTAATAAACACGAGACTCGTATGGGTAGCGAATTTGGGTACAAGAAAAACGTTCCGAATATGCCACTCAAAAAGTACCAAGGAAAGAAAGAGGGCGGTATGATTGATAAAGAATCGAAATCAGAAGAGCGCATGGAAGAAGCTAAAGATAAAAAGCAAGACATCGCTATGATTAAGAAAGCGTTCAAAGAGCACGATGCTCAAGAACACAAGGGTGGCAAAGGTACTAAAATCACTCTTAAAAAAGGTGGCTCTGTAAGGGGCTGTGGTATTGCATCTAAAGGTTTAACCAAAGGAAGAATGGTATGAAAGAAATGGGCCCTATTGAATCTGGCATCGAGCCAATCAAGCACGAAACATTAGCTAAAGCTATGTCGAAACACGCATCTGGCCACAAGCCTCATGCAGAAGTTTTTGGTGAGCACGCTGCTGGTCATATGATTCACGACGACCACGTAGAAAAAATGTGCGGCGGCGGAATGGCCAAAGGCAAGTAATGAAAGCATCTCGCGGAATGGGGGCTATTGCCCCTAATAAAATTCCTAAAGATGGTAAATCAGCAGTGCTGCTTAAAAAAGGTGGCTCTGTAAAAAAGGCCGTAAAAAAATTCAGTGGTGCAGATGGGCAAAGTCAAGTTAGTTCTACTACTCCGGGAGATACAGTAAACTCTCAAATAGTGGCGCAGATTGATCCAGCATCAATGACACAAGCCCAGCGAGACGCATATAACGCTTCTTTAGGGCAGGCAGATTTTTATCAAGGTAAGAAAAAAGGCGGTAAAATCTCGGCGGTAAAACAAATGAAAAGGAAAAAATAATGGCTGGCTCTAGTATGAAACCAAGCCCAACCGGTACAGACCGTTTGGGTAAAGATGATGGCATGAAAAAAGGTGGTAAGGTTAAAAAGAACTGGATCGCTGATGCAATCAAGAAACCCGGCGCTTTGAAAAAAGAATTGGGCGTAGCAAAAGACAAAAAGATTCCGTCAAGCAAACTAGCTGCAGCAACAAAGAAACCCGGTGTCGAGGGTAAGCGGGCTAGGCTTGCGGAAACCCTAAAGGGGTTTAAAAAATGAGCATACTATCTTGGGTTTTAGGCTTGTTTAAAAAGCCCGTTGAAGAAGTTAGTTTTGAAGCAGCTGTTTGCTCGTCTTGGCCTTTCCCTGTAGAAAGTGAAAAGGCAGAAAAACCGGCAAAACCAAAGCGCAAGTATGTACGCAAAACCGCTACAAAAAAGCCCGCGACAAAACAACCGGCAAAAAAAGTAGCTAAAAAGAAAGCAAAATAATGCCTAGCCCTTTACTGTTAGCTTCACGAAAAGCAAATCCACGTAGCTCTGCAATGCAGACTGTGCAAACTGTACCTACTCCTACGTTGACTTCATCGCCTACACAATCAAAACCTTTAGCGGGCTCATCACCAACAGTTTCCCCAGCAGCTATGAAAAAAGGTGGAAAAGTTGCAGGTAAACTAGCTACACGTGGTTACGGAAAAATTAAGTAATGTCAACTACCCAGTACACATCAGGCACTACGTCGTTTAATTTAGATTTGAATGACATGATCGAAGACGCTTTCGAGCGTTGTGGTCAAGAGCTGCGTACTGGGTATGACTACCGTACAGCACGAAGAAGCCTAAACCTATTAACAATAGAATGGGCAAACCGTGGAATTAACATGTGGACTATTGAGCAGGGTACTATTAGCTTAGTGCAAGGCCAAAACACATATGCGCTGCCAACAGATACGATTGATTTGCTCGAGCATCAAATCCGCACAAACGCTAATAACACTTCAAATCAAACAGATATTACTATCTCGCGCATCAGTGTATCCACCTATGCTACGATCCCAAATAAACTCGCTCAGGGGCGCCCAATCCAAGTCTGGATACAACGTATGTCCGGCCAAACAAACGCCACTACGTACACCCTAGCAAGCGCAGCAGCAGCCACAGATACAACGCTCACACTTACTTCTACAGTAAACTTAGCAGCAACCGGTTTTATTCAAATTGACAATGAAGTAATTCTTTACGGCAACATTCAGGGCAATACGCTCAATGCTTGCGTTCGTGGTCAAAACAATACAACTGCATCTGCACATTCTTCCGGCGCTTCTATCTATGTTCAAAATCTTCCAGCGGTTACTGTTTGGCCAACGCCAGATGGATCTACCCCATATGAGTTTGTTTACTGGAGATTACGCCGCGTTCAAGACGCTGGCACGGGTGTTAATGTCGGCGATATACCGTTCAGGTTTATCCCCCCGATGGTTGCGGGATTGGCTTATTATTTATCTGTTAAGCTCCCGGGAGTAGACCCACAACGTATTCTGGGTTTGAAGCAAGATTATGAGCAGCAGTTCCAGTTAGCTGCTGAAGAAGACCGCGAGAAAGCCCCTGTTAGATTTGTACCCCGCAGGATGTTTTTGGGCGGCGGTTAGGGTAGAATATGCCTAATAAGTTTGCATCAGGTAAATATGCGATTGCCGAGTGTGATCGGTGTGCTTTTAGATATAAGCTGGTAGACCTTAAGATTGAAATTATCAAGACTAAGCCTTATCAGTTAAAAGTCTGTCCTACCTGCTGGGACCCTGATCAGCCGCAGTTGCAACTTGGTATGTACCCTATTAATGACCCACAAGCAGTTCGTGAGCCACGTAGAGACTTAAGTTATGTACAATCAGGCTTAGATGCTGACGGTTTTCCAGCTGGCGGTAGTAGGCAGATTGAATGGGGTTGGAACCCTGTTGGTATGAAGTATGACTTTGGTTTAACCCAAAATACTTTAGCGGCCAAAGGTGTAGTTAATAGTGTAACAATTAGTTAAGGAGCCAAAAATGGCAAGAGATACAGGAATTGAAAGTAAGGGCAAGACTAAGGGTAAAAACCTAGGTGATTCAGGCTCAAGTGTAGGCATTCAAAGCATGAAAGGTAAAACTGGTTCTAAGTCAGTAACCAACGAATCTTTGCTGAAGATGGGCCGTAATGAAGCTCGCATCGCCAATCAAATGGGGAAAAAGTAATCATGGCTAAGATGACACCAGCAACAAGCAAAAACAGCCCAGCGATTAAAGTCGGTAACAACAAGAATACGCTACCAGCTGAAAAGTACGCTACTCCACATGATATGAGCGGAAACCCAGTGAGCGGAGGATTACCCGCCGAGTCTACACAAGATGGCTCAAGCTATATGAACGATATGAAAATCTCTAACGGCAACGTAACTAAAGGCCCTTCAGCTGGAGTTAAAACTGACGGCATTAAGCAACGTGGATCTGGCGCTGCTACTAAAGGCTTCACATCACGCGGACCAATGGCCTAAGTGTCATATATAGGGTAAACCCAAATGAACTATACAACGCTTCTAAACACCATAAAGACATACACGGAAAACGACTTTCCAACTACGTCTTTTCTTGGTGCAGATGACTCAACTACTGTTAATGCGTTAAGTTCACAGCAAATCAATACTTTTATTACGCAAGCTGAAGACAGAATCTACAACACAGTTCAGATTCCAGTTTTGCGTAAGAACGTAACAGGTACTTTAACAGCTGCTAACCAATACCTTTCATGCCCAAATGATTTTTTAGCTACTTACTCAATAGCGGTAATTGATAGTTCAGGTAATTACACGTATATGCTAAATAAAGACGTTAACTTTATTCGTGAGTCTTACCCTAACCCGAGCGTGCAAGGCACTCCAAAATATTACGCATTGTTTGGGTCACAGATTTCTAGTATTAACGATTTGAGCTTTATATTAGGGCCTACCCCAGACCAAAACTACACCGCGGAACTTCATTATTTTTACTACCCACCATCAATAGTACAGGGCGTTATAACATCATTTAGTTTAACAACAGGCGGTTCTGGATACGTACCCGGTGTTTACTATAGCGTTGCTATGACAGGTGGACAGGGCACCGGATGCACAGCGGATATAAGCATTAATAGCTCTGGTGTTGTAACTAACGTAGCTATTGTGGAAGGCGGCTCTTTATTCAGCATAGGGCAGACTCTTAGTGCCCCTGCTTCTAGCCTTGGCGGAGTTGTTACTACTCCATTTTCTGTTACTATTAATACAATTAACAACGCTACTGGTACTAGTTGGCTTGGCGATAACTACTCTCCTGTGCTTCTTTATGGATCACTTGTTGAAGCCTATACCTTTATGAAGGGCGAAGCTGACATGATTGCGCTGTACGATAAAAAGTACCAAGAGTCTATGAATCAGTTGAAACGCCTTGGTGATGGTCTGGAGCGTAATGATGCGTACCGCCGTGGTCAAACTAGCTTACCGTATAAAGGTCTCTAATGGCTATAGCTCAAGGTCAGTGCACAGTCTTTAAAAAGAACTTGTTAAATGGGTTGGAGAACTTTAGCTCCACCTCTCCTTACGTCTATAAGATAGCGCTGTACAACAACACAGCCAACCTAGACAACACCACGCTCACATACACAACTGCGGGTGAAGTTTCAGGTGGCGGGTATACAGCAGGTGGGAATGTTTTAACCCCGCTTGCACCTCAAGGTGACAACAGCAACAATACGGCTTTTTTATCATTTACTAATGTGACTTGGCCCGGTTCTAGCTTTACAGCTAATGGTGCCTTGATTTACAATAGTACAACTAACGCAGCTGTCGCAGTTCTATATTTCGGGGGTGATAAGACTTCCGCTAACTTTACAATAACTTTTCCGGCGGATACGTCTACAACTGCCGTTATTTTGATTCAATAGGAGCAATCATGCATAAAGAATTTGGAAGCTGTGGCGATAGCGCTGTAGCAACATTACAAGCCAACGTAGCTATCCCTGAAGGAATGGGAGTTGAAGGTTATTGGCACGTTGAATGCCGTGATAAAGACGGTAATTTAAAATGGACTGAAGGTTTTCCAAACTTAGTTGTTGCCGTAGGTAAGCAGTTGATGTTAGATACCTTGTTAAAAGGCTCTTCTTATTCAGTTACTGGTCCGTATCTTGGCTTGACAAATGCTTCATTGACTCCAGCAGCAACAGACACCATGACAACTTTGGTTGGCGGTGGCAAAGAGTTTACTGCTTATACAGTCGGTGGTTCTGCAGTGCGTGGTACAGCGGTATTTGCTTCGTCTACTTCTACTGGCGCTACACCATCAAACGTAACTTCTTCTAC